GTAAACCGCCACAAGTGCGGTTGGGTCGTTGGTGTACCCGAAGTCCATTCCGTGACATAAGAGCGTGGCATCAGTTGGTATCTCTGCTTGCCCGTATTGGAAGATGGTGGCTCTGCTCATACCACGTTCTCCTAATCCGTAGATTCTCCAATAGTCATTATCCGTATGTTGCAGCCTCTCTATCTCCTCCACGATTGAGGCATCCAAGAACGGGTTATCGAGGTAAGTACTTTGTATATACGTTACGTCATCCCTTGTAAGCAGCTTGTCGTATATCCAATGGAATGCATCAGAGGGGTTGTAGTCAACCCATATCTTGCCTGTGGTACGAATCAACAACTGAAAGAAGTCCTCCCAAGTCAGTTCGTTTGCCTCGTTGCAGAATAGGTAGTCACGTCTTGCTCCCCGTTTCTTTTGCGGTTGGTCAAGGCTGATAAACTCAAAGAGATTGCCATTCAGCTCATAGGTGTAGTCGCTCTTGTTGTGCCGTGCCTCATCGTACAGACCGTTGGCATTTAGAATCTCAAAGAAGTCACGATAGGCAGTCATCTTCAGAGACGGCAGGGACTTGCGCACAATAGAGTACACCTTGCCCCGATCCTGCATTGCAAGAACTACGAGCAGTTGGAGAATTGAATAGGTTTTCGAACTACGGCTTCCGCCTTGATTAACGGTGATGCGTGTGTTGGAATCCCAATTCTTTTCAAATACGGGGCCGACCTTAATCTGAAGCACGCTCATATATGCTTCCAAATTCTTTTGTGAACGATGTCAAGAACATTACGCTTTGAGCATCCATACTTACACGCCAATTGCATCAAAGTGACCTTGCCATAGTCATACTCCGAACGGATAGCCAAAACACTTTCTGTGGTCAATTTTGAATTTCCGTTTGTAGCACCACGTAAGGCAACTGCAAGACCATTGTCAAAAGCATGCTGAATGTTTTGCGCGTGAGTACACCACTCAAGGTTTGATGCTTTATTGTTAAGCTTATTGCCATCCATATGATTTACTTCGGGCAATTTACTTAAGTTATCAATAAACGCCTGCGCGACTAATCGGTGAACACGAAACGAACGCAAGCGCCTATCCATAGATAAAGCTACCTTGTAATATCCATCTGTGATTGCAGCTCGTAGAATCTTGCTTTGTTGCTTTGTGAGGCCGTGCCGAGCGTGGGGCACAAGTCGCTCTAACGAGCGAACCCTGCCAAGATTTGATACCTCGTAGTATCCTTCGTAATTAGGTATGCTTCTCCATTCTTCCATACCTAAATAACTACTATGTTTTGTTTTGTTGCGCTCCGCCAATACCGCCTTGATTGACTACAATCCGAGTTGGGGCGGTGTAGTTCTTCTCAAAGAGTTCGCTACTCTTGATGTTTAGCTCGGACAATCTCTACTTTGATTTTGGTTAACTCATCCGATACCTCGTGTGAGTTCTCCACCCTTGCGAGTTTAGGGGTCGTGTACTCTGCCATCTTGTTCAAGAGGTCAAGTGCGCCCTTCGGGTCATCTGCTGCAACTTGAGTTAACCATATAGTCATATTCTCAAGGTTGGCTTCTATGAGGTTTTGGAATGCCTCTCTGATTTTGTTCGTGGTCTTGTTTGGTGTTCCCGCAGGGCGGCCTGTGTTGCCTGCTATGAATCTTCCTTTGTCGTCTTTCATATCCGTTTAGTTCCGTTATTTTCGGTTTATGTCTAAATAACCCTTTTTGATAGGTGGTGATAGTGTGTTGCTTGCAATCGTTCCTTCCATTCCTTGATGTCACCATAAGCAACGTGGCAGGCTCGGCACAAGGCCATCAGGTTATCTATGGTATCAGCAATTTTGCTTCCGCCCATCCCACGAGATTCTATGTGGTGGATGTCAACCGCAGTACCTCCACATACTTCGCAGGCTATCCACGAGTTTGTATCGTAGCCAAATGCCTTCAGATATACTTTGGTGTGGTTCTTCATCTTTGGTAAATCCAACAGTCATCAATGAACGTGGCGTGTGGCAGCAGTTCATCTACCGCTTGGATTACTCCCTTCCAATTCTCGTGGTAGTCATCTCCCGCGATGTAGCCTCCCTTCTTAACTTTGGGTAGCCATAGCTTGATGTCTTCCTTTACCGCCTCATAGGTATGGGTTAGGTCTATAAATACCACGTCAAGGGATTCGTTTGCAAACTTCTTTGATGCTGTTTTAGATGTTGCTTTGATGGCCTTGTACTTGCGGTCTCCCATATTCTCCACAAACAACTTGTAGATGTCTACCTCTGTTGCGAGCTTATGGGTGGTGGTTAGTTCGTTTGGTGAGCCTTTCCAAGAATCAATGATTGTGATGTTTTGGGATGTTGCTTTGTCGCATAAGTAGGCCGATGACTTACCGAGCCAAGCACCCAACTCTACGAACGTGCCGTCTTCGGGCACATTGGCAAGTAGGTAATCGTATGCTGCTTGGTGGTTGAACCACCCGTCTATGTCTTTTGATACTTTCATCGTAATGCGTTATAATAACAAAGGTACTGCTCTACACAGATAAGTGTTCCTTGTTCGGATGCTGCTTGAGCAAAGGTGCCATCGGCCTCATAGGCCATCTCAAAGCGTAGGTTGGGCAGGTCGTGGGGTTTGAACATATAGCAGGCGGTATCTATGTTGCCGACTCTTGGTTGGTCGGTAGGGCGTAGCCTACCCTCCTGTCCCCACGTTACAATAGAACAGTCAAGGGAGTTTAGGTTGTTCCATTCCGTAAGGAACTTTGGATGCAAGGTATTGTCATCATCCAAGAAGTACACCCAATCCTCTTTCGTAAAGGAGTCAGCATACAGATCAAGGAACTCATTGCGTAGTGGGTTGCCCATATTCCCTGTGCGCGTAGAGTAGTGTGTGACTGATGCGCCTGTTGCTCCCTTGAAGTCGCAATTTGCGTCTATCATCACCACCCACGTTGCGTAGGCAGGGATGTTTCTTCTCACCCTTACGAGGTTATGAGGGCGTGAGCATGGCGTGACTATGTAAAGCATCGTAGTTCGTTTATCTTATCCATTGTGAAATCTTGCACATACTCGTATAACGATTCCGTTAGGTCAGCAACTTGGTTAGGGTTTTCTTTTAGCCTCTTGATTGCTCCTGCCCATTCGCTTGGGTGCTTGATAGCAATGCAGTTCTCTTTGGTAATATAGGGTGAATAGGGTTGTGTGTTGCTCACTATCAAAGCGCATTTGCTAAACCCTGCCTCCAACATCTTTAGGTGGGACTTGCACTTGGCAAACTCGGAAGTGCTTAACGGCACAAGGCTCACATCAAAGAACTCGTAGAGTTTATGGTAGTGTGTTGGGGGCATTGTTGGCAGCCTATGGCTTGCCTTCATAATATCGGGGTAGCCATCTACCTCTGCGACATAGCCTTGATAGCCCTCAAGGTTGATCGTGGATTCCTTTACGTCTAATGCGTGGTGGTTGCCTCCGATATAACCAAAGCGCACTTCTTCGCTTGGCTCTCTCTCTACCTTCCACGTTGGCACGCTGATGGCATTGGGGATGATTCGGATGTTGCTATTGTACTTCTTGACCTTTGAGGCAAGGTGCTTGTTTGTCACCCATACCTCATCCGCTGCTTTCATAGAGCGAATAATCTTCATCTTCATTTGGGCTGAATATACCCCAAGCAAAGGATGCGTTGGGGGCAGAACCCACCAATCATCGTTATCAACGATTAGCTTGATGCCTTCCTTACGGCAGAGCTTTACAAAGTCATCAAACGGCTCAACGGGGAACACCCGTGAGGTGAAGATGTGAGTAACCTTCGGCCATATCTCGGGATCAATGTCCGTGATTTTTTCAATGAAAAAGACATCTACTCCCTTGTGGCATATCAAGGGTGCAAATGTCCTGTGGTGTGATACACCTGAGTTCTGCTTGTGAAACGCGAGAACGAATGGTCTAATCATAAATTAGCCTCTTGGTCTTTGAACCATTGCGCCATCGCTTTGCGGTCTAAATACTTTACCCACATCCGAGCAGCTACTGCTCTACGTTGGGGCTTGAAGGGGTAGGTGCTACGGAGCCTTGCCATAGCTATCCTCATAAATTGGTCTTGCATTATTCGTTTGTTTTAAAGGTTGTTGTTTCGTTTGCGAATCTCGTTATATATTCCTATAAGCATAATGTAAATAGGAAGTAACAAAACCCACAATGTAAGGCTGCTCATTTCTCGTTGGTGCTGTGATGTGTATTATTAAGAAATTTAATGAAAGTATCTATTATTAATCCACCTATTCTATCTTTTGATATGCCTTCGTATTTAAGCATTTTATTATAAGCATTAATAATTTCTTGCTTTGAATATTGGTCATTATTCAAATCCAAATCAACTGAATTTGGTAAATTTGAAATTGATTTAATATCTGAAATTTGCTGTTCAAGTCTTTCTACCTTTCGTTTGTAAAAATCAAGGTTTGAATCCTGTAATTTTAAATGTTTAATTATATCGTCTGTATTCATTTCTCGTTGGTGTTAAAGTTTAGTTTTGACATACTCAGTTTTTTCTTGCTCTGTCAAGTCAGAAAAGAATTGTACAGCTATTGCTTGCCCAAACAATACTTTCTTTGCCATCACAAACCTTTCTTTAAGCGTAGTGTATTCCTTATCGTAATTGAGAGGTTTAGCAATCATCCATCCCTCCAATTTATTACCGTCAACCACTAAAGATACTGATTCTTGAGCTGAATCATCTTTTAATAGTTCGTCAATTAAAATTGTTTTCATTTCTCGTTGGTGTTAGTCATTAAAAAAGTTTGAAATCAATACCGTTAACCATATTGGCGAACTGCAAAACATTCCCAAAGCAATACTGTCAGCCAAAGGTTTGGTAAGATATGAGTAAGCAAAAAAGAATAACGCAATACCAATAGCAAATCGTAACCCTGCGTGATTCTTCAATCGGGAAAAGTAGTTTTTCATTTCTCGTTGGTTTTAAAGGTTATTGCCATCTAAAAAAGTCAGAATCCATTTCTTGCTTGTAGCCTACGAAACCATACATAGCAATAGCCAAAGCGTAGTACATTGGAATAACGATATATGTTAGCGGGTGATATGGATTCAATCGCTTAAGTGTGAGTGTGTATGTTCCGTGCTCGTCAACGTGCTTCTTCTTTTGTATCACATACAAGCGTTCTAATAGTTCTCTCATTTCTATTTGGTGTTAAAGGTTTCGTTATACTTCTGCTTTACATTCTTTGTCAGTCATATCCCACCCAAACACTTCATTTATTGTTTCATTGTCGTATCCATCAAGTTCTAATGCCAATTTTATCGCATCTCTAATTGCGTATGGGTAGTAACAATGAGTTGTATCAATAATAACTTCAGGTGTTTGTCTTTCTCCTTTATTTGGTTCTATTACTATTTTCATTTCTATTTGGTGTTAAAGGTTTCGTTGTAGTAATAAGTGCCTATGTTTTTCCACTTTGCCTCTAATGGATTTATAAGATAGGCATCTATAATATTCGCCCTCTCCATTTGTTTGGCTTCATCAAGTAGTTTAACATAGGCAACTGCATATTCTCCTATGCTTATTTCTTTATTTTCTAATTGAATTTTAAGTTTCCAAGATTGATTTGAAAACCATTCTACTGCTGTCTGTTTCATTTGTCGTTGGCTGTGTAAGATTTTACCACTTCCTTTGCTTCTTTAGCAAGCTCATTTAATGCCATATGGGTATCGCTTCCACGACCATAGTTCGCTTCTTGCATTTCGATTATAGCATTCAGCATTTCGATTGGTGTTTTCATTTTATCGCTTATATTAAAGGTTCTGTCATAATCATAGGCAATCTTTTCGACCTTGTCATCGCTATGCTTGAGGGTGAAGTCAACGATAATCTCCTTCTCCTTCTCAAGTAGCAGCTTCTCATCTGCTAAAAGTGCGTTTACTATTTCCTTAGCGGTCAGTCCCGATTTAACTAAATCGTAAACAAGTTGCATTGATGTCTTTTCCATTTCTCTAAAATTTGATTGGTTTTGTTTGCCCTCATTTAACCGCATCAGGCTTCTCGGTTTATTTCTCTTTGGTTTTAGTGTTCCAATAGTATTCACATTGCCCGTTCTTGATGGGTACTCCAACAAAGAATGATTGGTACATTCCCGTTGGGGCGGTGTAACGATAGCAGGTTGTATTCAGCGGGCAGTCCGTGCCGCTGCATTTAGTTATATCGCTCATAACGTGCCTACAACTGTGTATGAGTCTAAGTCCTCACCCAAGATGAAGAACTGCTTGTACATTTCAATAGCCTCTAAAGTCTTACGCTCACCCTCTGCCACGAACTCGGGGCTTACAGAGTAGATGCCTATGTCAAGGCTTGCCTTGTCAATAGCGATAAAGAAGAACTTGTCAATCGGCACTCCGAACAATCGGGTGTAGATGAACGCTTGAACATTATAGCCATATTTTTGAGCTGAAAATGGGAAGGCGCGCAAATCTTGAGTACTTTTGATGTCTGCGAGAAAACCATCAGCGTAGATGTCAGCCTTCGCCCTAAAGGGCAAGCCACCAATCATACCAATTTTTGGTACTTCAAACTCGCAGCCTGTGATAAGCCCAAGCACGTTCTCGTTACGCAGGAGCGCATCAGAGATGCGTTGCGCCTCGTTGTACTCTTTGCGGGTGCATAGGTTCCGCTTGCCCTTTGCATCCTGCCAAGCCTTTGCGTTCTTGCTCTGCACCTCAATGACCTCGTAGTCCGATACCTTGTGAGGCTCTAAAGTCATAAGGTGAACGAGCCTACCTACGGCAAATGCATCGGAGTCCTCGCTGCCATACTTCGTGACGTAGTGGTACGTCTTGGGTGATGTCAGCAGGAGTTTACAAGCAGAGGAGGATAGGGCGTTCTTGCCGAGTACCCCGTAGTAAAAGTCATCATCGTGCATCTTCTCAAGGATTGTCTCCATATCCCAAGTGCTTCCGTCAAGTAGTTCTATAATTTTCATTTTGTTTCGGTTTTGAATGTTGCTTCGTACCATTGGTCAAAGGGCACACGAAGCAGGGCATCGTGGTAGGCAAAGCGCAAGTGTAGCTGCTCAATGGTCTCTATGTCTTTGAGGATTGATTCGGATATGTCTGCCGACTTCAGTTGTCGGAGCAGTTGGGAGATAGTTTCGTACTTCATTTGATTGGTTTTAATTATTCTTCTGATGCGACTTGAGTTGCCCAATTCATCCACTTGATGTAGATGTCATCGGCAAGGTTTGGTATATCCCTATAAATGGATGTGGTAGGGTATGCGGCGGTGTTGGTATAGCCATCCTCGTTGTATGACTCCTCAATATAGTTGATTTGCATCTCGTACTCGTAGAAGTCAGCAACGTGGGCAAAGCCAAGCCACTTGGCAAGAATCTCATCGGAGTTCTTGTCATCGGGGTTGTAGTCCTCAAGGGCATCCCAATAAGACTGC